GGCATACGAGATCACTGTGTGACTGGAGTTCAGACGTGTGCTCTTCCGATCTCAGATTGAAAAAGGTCAATAGAAAGCGTGGGTGAAAGGAGTACATGGTCAAGGAAATGTTACTCGAATCTACTTACCGGCCGCGCGAAAGTGGATGCACGAACACCATGATGACATTGATTGGACGGCAAGAATGCCGTGAGAGGGGGTGATTCAAATAGGACCATTACTAGTCATCATATCGGTCTTCTTGATCGCTTTGGTGGTCAACAGCGTTCTACTCACGGAGCGTTGTCATAGCCTGGAAATGAAGTTGCGCAACGAACACTACAAGGAGGATTAACCATGAACGAAACTGAATGCTTGGCGTACGTCGCCTTGTTCGTCTTGGCAATATCACTACTACTGACGAACCACTTGATCCTAGCCACTGTGGCCATCGTGCCATATGTCTTGGCTAGCTTCAAGTACAGCTTTCCGCAAAAAAAAGCCTAGTGGCCACAACCACTAAGCTTCAAGAATCAAAACATTAATTGAGGTAATTCTAACATGAATACGGATTATTACACAAACTGGTTTAAGCACGCCAGTGATCGTCTGACGAAGGCAATGTGGGACTTGAAGGAATTGGATTCCAACGAACCAGAAACTCGTGGGGCACTACGAGCAGAGGTGCGAGCAATCCTGGAACAGTTGGATGTAGCTAAGGATTTAATCGATAAGGAAGCGCGAAAGAGATTAGGGGACTAGCAATGGAAAAAACACCACAAACATTCAATGAGGAACGGGCCGGGGCGGCAATGCTCCTGGAACGTGAGTTAAAACAAGCGATGATCGAATTACAAGAGATCAACGCAAACGAAAAGTCTGAAATGGATGCTATCAAGGACTTCTACAAGTCCGAACGGGGCAAAGTTCAAGCAAGGATCGATGAGATCTATGTAAAGCTTGAGAGCTGGGTCAACAAGGATGCCGGCGAAAAGAGCTTCAAGACGTCGCTAGGACGCTTCCAAACAACCACGTCCAAGACTGGAAGCTGGGTGGTTCCTAAGAGCAAAAGCTTCATGAGCAAAGTCCCCGATGAATACAAGACCCAGAAAACGGTTGAATTGATCGATAGTAAGAAGATCAAGGCTGACACCACGGTTACTCCGGACGGCAAGGTCATCTTCAACGAGACCGGCGAAGTCTTAGAAGGCGTGACTGGGACACCAGCCGGTAAGATAACCACTAAGTTCTATCCATCGGATGAATTCAAAGAGGGGGTCAAGGAATGGGCGAAGGACAAGAAGTAACCTGGCTAGATCCAGATGGATTAGCTAAAACAATCGCCGAACTTGACCAAGTGCAAGCCCGGCTGAATAGCGATCCAATCTATCGAGGCTACGCAGAAGGAATATGGAGGCAATGGAATGGCCGAGGAAACAAAGCAAACGGCTAGCAAGTTGAAACTACCATACATTACTTGGGTTCAAAGCAATCTAGTCGCACCCAAGAACCAGCGTAATGATTACGGCGGTTATAACTATCGAAGCGTTGAGGACATTATGGAAGCCGTAAAACCGCTGATCAAACAAGCGCTGTGCCAACTAACGATGGACACCCAACCAGTGCTGGTCGGCAACGCTATCTACATCAAAGCTGAGGCAACCTTCAAAGACCCAGATGGGAACGCAATTACTGCCACCGGTTGGGCCCGAGAGGCTGAATCGCAAAAGGGAATGCAACCGGCACAGATTACCGGGAGCAGCACTTCATACGCCCAAAAGCGGGCGCTCGGGAGTCTATTCCTGATCACCGACGAGAAAGACGACGACTTCAACAACCACAGCACCGCAAACAATTCCAATTACAACAGTAACAACTACAACAACTACAACAACCAATATGGAGGACAACAATAATGAGTGAAGCAACTATCCAATTCCAAGGCCGTTTAACTAACGAACCGCAACAACGCCAGGCCGGAAACTACACCGTCACCAACATTGATGTAGCGGTCGATGGGAGCCGAAAGGACCAACAAGGCAACACGAAGGTAGAATACTACCGGGTCGCCGTCTGGGGTAACCGTGGGAACTTTGTTCGCGACTATCTACACAAGGGTCAACCAGTGATGGTTAGCGGCACGCTTACCACTCACCAATACAAGCGTAACGATGGTGGCGCTGGAATTAGTCTGGACGTCCGGGCCGATCATGTTGACTTTGTGTTAAGTCAACCACGGAACCAACAAGGCGGCAACCTACCGCAAGGACCGGCGCCACAATATAACCAACGAACTGGTAATGGTTTTAACCAACAGGTTGGGCAGGCTCCAGCGCCGCAAAATGCACCGCAAAACGCCCCGCAAGGCAACAACATGGGTAATTACCCTAACCAACCCCAAAATGGCTCACAAGGCTTAGGAACGCCTGGAAATCCACAATCGGTCAACCCTAACGACTTTCCATTCTAATGGTCACTGGGAAAGCGGTATGGCGTGACGGTTACTGGATCGTAAAGCCTGACGAGCACCCCACCGAAGCTACATTTGAACGTCTTGGAACCTGGAATGGTAGCGAGGTAGCTGAGGTAGAGTTGCAATTTTCCGACCCAAGACGAGCACGACCTAAACAGCGGGCACTATTCTTTGCCTTACTGCAAGATATCTGGCGATGGTCAGGTGAACCGGTCGACTGGCTGAAAGAATACTTTTACGCCAGGTATACGATCCGCACTCAAGGCGATGAAATTAGCCTAGCCAATGATACAAGCAACTCAGTAACGGAAGCACGCTACTTACTCGATGATGTAGTTAAATTCATCTTCGAGTACGACGTCCCAATCCGGAGCGGATACATGCTTTTACCTAGAGATGAAAGCAACTTTCAATATCAGTGCATTAAACACCGTAAATGCTTGATTTGTGGCCGTCACGCCGACATTAACCATGTTGATGAGGTCGGGATGGGGCGCAACCGAAACCACCTCGATCATACTCAGGTAAGGCTATCGGCTTTGTGCCGTGAACACCACCAAGAATTCCATCAGATCGGATATCAAGCCTTCTGCAGTAAGTACAAGCTTACAGGGATGGGGATCAAGGTTGACGCTGACACACTCAAGAGGATTGGATTACAAGGAATTTACAAAGAAAGGGATTAAGAAATGGGACTATTAATTCAAGAACCGCCTCTACAAGTCCTTCCAAGTCTAGCTAAGGCAATCGGCCTTAACGAGGCGATCGTACTTCAACAAATTCATTATTGGTTGCAAAAGTCATCAAACATTGAGGTTGGCCACAAGTGGATTTACAACACTTACAACGCCTGGCAAAAGCAATTTCCATTCTGGTCAATCCCAACAATCCGGCGAACAATTACCAGCTTAGAAAAACAAGGGGTGATCGTTACCGGCAACTTCAATAAGGCGGGATTTGATAATACCAAGTGGTATCGAATTGACTATCAAAAGCTCGAATCAATGAGCAGACGATGTGATCAAAATGATCAGACGATGAGATCAATTTGGACAGATGGAGCTGATCAAAATGATCAGACCAATACCAATAGACTACCAGAGACTACTTCAGAGACTACTACAAAAACATCGTCGGACAAGCCCGACGATCATTTGTCCGAAAACTTCGAGGCAATTTGGAAAGAGTATCCAAACAAAGCTGGAAAAAAAGAAGCATTTCGTCACTACAAGAAATGGCGAAAGGAATCAAAAGAACATACTGATGAGTACCTAATGGCAAAGCTAAAAGCCTACAAGCAGGATTTAGCAGTTAACCAATGGAAAAAGCCGATGAATGGATCGACTTGGTTTAATGGCCGGTTTGATGATGAGTACACAACGCCAATCATGGATCAACAGCCAAACCGTGCTAAGGGTTATCAATTCTAGGAGGCAATTATGAAAGGATTAAATTTGCCACCAAACATTGTGGCAATGATGAGAGAGCAAGATCGTGATCCTACGAAGGATCCAGAAATCTTTGCGGAGATGAAAAAACGCAAGGAAGAACGTGAGCAGCGTTTGATTAGCGAGTGGAACAAACAGATTCGCCAGGAAAAAATTAAAAGTTGGTTGCGAGATTCTATTTGGTCAGGTTCCCGACCTTTGAATTTTACCTTTGAGCGATGGAAGCCTGACATGCAAGCCAATACTCAATTAGCGCGGGAAGTTGGTAACAGCGCCTGGGGGATAGCTAATAGAATGATTGCCGGTGAGCAGTTTAACGTCCTGATGTATGGCGAACCAGGAACTGGGAAAACCAGTCTAGCGTTGGCAATTGCTGACAAGGTATTTAAGGAAGCCGAGAAACCGTATTTGTTTATTTCAACGATAAAGATATTTGGAATGTTTAACGAACGTTTCGATAATCCAGAAGTTGGTCATAGGCTCAAAGATTTGCAGAAGAAGGCCAAGCAAGCACCAATATTGATCATTGATGACTTTGGAACAGAAGCCGGGATGAAGATAATCAACAAAAATACAGGGAAAGCACACTTCAATCCGGTTCGAAAAGACATGCAGGAGTGGTTGTATGAAGTAGCCGACGCCAGATATGACGAGTACGAAAACGCTCATCACGGGTCAACGATTGTTACGACTAACAACACATCAGGTGATTTGGTGCAGATGTACAACCCAAAACTAATCAGTCGGATGATTACAAAGCGTAAGGAAAACACGATTGATTTTAAAGGACTAGATGATATGCGAGGTTAGGACATGAAAACAATTAATTTATGGCCCGGTGACCGGGTTAAGTGGCGCAAGGTGGAGTTTACAATCTACTCTACTTGGCAAGATGAGACAGTAGACTTATGGGACGATCATTACCAGTTAATGCAACCAGATGTTAAGGCGAGTGAGGTTGAGCGAGTGGATACAGGGAAACGAATGGTCAAATAAAAAGGCCACCGATACGGGTGGCGGGGTGTGATTACCAACACTTGTCTTAAAGGAATCAGTAGCGTTAGAAAGGAATTCGTTATCTACCGTGACAGAATCAACTCCCTTCGTCAAAGCGTCCAGATCAACAGTGATATTAGTGAGTGGTGCTGATGACTTGTCAAGGTTAACTCCTTCAAGTGGAATGTTCATTTTGTTACCGTAACGGCTTTTTATCCGCTACTTCTGTATGTTTCCATACAGTTCAGCATATCTCTTCAACTCGGGGAGTTGCCGGGCGCTCGTGGGATATAAATCCTATGCGTTGCACCTTCAATTAAGCTTGGCTCAGGGTTGCCATATCAACTAAGACTTAGGTTTTCCTTGAATTTACCCGGTGCTAAGTAACGTATCGCTACGCCACAGGGCAATCAACAATCAGATTATACCACAATATATTGGGGTAAAGAGGAGTGAGGTAATCACCATGTGGTGGGATAAAGTACAATCAATCATGATTAGACAAAATCGAAGTATCTATTGGCTAGCAAAGCAAACTGGGATCCTAGATAACACACTTTACCAGTACAAAAACAAAGGCGTGGAACCGAGCTTCAGGAATGCTTGTAGGATTGCAGACGCATTACAGGTTAGCCTATTAGAGTTACGAGAGGACGATTATTAGGGATGAAACACTTTGGACAAAAGGTGGGACTAGACGGGATTACCTTCGACAGCAAGAAGGAAGCCCAATTCTACTTGCAATTTGTCAAGCCTAGCGGGAAGAGGTTTACTTGCCACGAAAACTTTGAGGTGCTAGGTAAATTCGAGGTAGGGGGCTACACGCAACGGGGGATGTTCTACCGGCCAGACTTTGTCATTTACGGGCCAGAGGGGCGAGAACACGTTTATGATGTCAAGACCTCGTTAAGTTCACGAGGAATTGATAAAGGAGCCTTGCTACGGTTCAAGCTATTCGCCCGGCGCTATGGATTGCCTGTTGAGGTAGTGGTACCGACCAAGAATAGTTTCCGTATGAAGCTATTTGGCTTTACCACACAACTACAGCCGGCTCATCCCCGTAAGAAGCGAAACGGCAAAGTAGAGATTGACCACTACCACGAATTTAAAAGCATTGATTATGACGTCAAAGGAATAATCGGAATGTAGGGGCGAATGGAGGATCTAAAATAATGACTTACGAAGAATTGAAGAATCAAAAGGATTTCGACGTCAACCTAAACTACTCATTTAACGAGGTAGCCATCTTAGCACTATCCCTTGACGCCTTTGGCAGTGTTGAGCCGATCGTGACTATCAGCAAGGCGGAACCGTTTAACTACCATCCCCGTGATTACCGGGACACGATACTAGACTTAGAGGACTGGCAAGAAGCAGTTAAATTAGCCCAAGAATTGGCGCTGACGCCACTTAATGAACGTGGCAAGGCAATTAACCACGACTGGATTAAGAAGGTAAAGAGAACGTTACAAGGGATTAGATCGGAAGAGCACACGTCTGAACTCCAGTC